GTAAGTGGCGTTGACCGTGGCGACGTACGTGGCGGGGTCCGTGGCGTTGAGCGTGGCGTTGCGCGTGGCGGCGTGCGTGGCGTCGTCCGTGGCGTTGAGCGTGGCGTTGCGCGTGGCGGCGTCCGTGGCGGCGTCCGTGGCGGCGTCCGTGGCGTTGCGCGTGGCGGCGTGCGTGGCGTTGAGCGTGGCGGCGAGCGTGGCGGCGTCCATGGCGTTGAACGTGGCGTTGAGCGTGGCGGCGTACGTGGCGTTGAACGTGGCGGCGTACCACCTAGCGTCGAACGTGGCGGCGTCCGTGGCGGCGTCCGTGGCGGCGTCCGTGGCGTTGCGCGTGGCGTTGCGCGTGGCGTTGCGCGTATGGAATATTGCTGATGCAGCTCCGTAAGCAAATGCCATCACGAGCGGCGACGGCACAATAACAACACGCGGCGTCTTGAGACCTGCGGCTGCGTACAACCCCTCAATTGCCGGAACAATCTTGTCCGGCTCTATTGGGTCCGTGCGGAAGGCCCGCGATGTCCAGAGCTTTACATGCTCATCCATGCGGCGCTTTTCGTCTGGCGTGATGCCGCCGTGGGCCTTCGTCGGTGTGCGGATAATTTTAGTCATCATGTTCTCCATGTCTCTTTATCTGTATTCAGGCGACTGCTTTTTCCAGCTTCTTCATGTGTTGCCGGATACCATGCAGGACTGTCGTATGATCGTATGGCGAGAGGGGTCGGCAAATCCTGCCGATCTGGGCAAGGCTCATTCCTCTCGTTTGCAGACAGAACCAAACTTCGTTGCGGCAGTCAACATATTTCTGAAATCGCCTTGCCCCAAAAATATCAGCCCATACGCACCCCCTCTTGTCCAGTATCTTTTGCATTTCAATCTGGACAATGTTACGCGGCGTTGGAATGGCGGCTTCGTTCGGCTTAGGCTCCTGCACCGGGCGGATGTAGCAAACGTCAATCTTCGGCGCTGGAATGGCGCGCGGGACGAACCTGGCCGTCTCGATGCGGTGGCGGACGGCCTTGTAGTGCTCGATCAGCGATTCTGGCGTGTGCATTTTGATATAACCTTCCTTTATTCGCTAACAAACCGGACAGCCGAAACCGTCCGGCTTACTTCTGGCTATTCCGCTAATTGCTAACTTCCGGCCATTCTTTTCGAAGTATAATTGCGCGGCTTAATTTTCCGCCAGCCCGCCAAGCGTTCCAATACCGCAGGAACAGCTCCGTCTTTTCCCACGGCCTCATACGATCCTGCCGCATATCCATCATTTTTGACCGCATCATCAAAATAACATCGCCCTTTACAAGAGAATCTCCTGTTTTGAGTTTGTTGAAGAAGTATTCAGCATCATCTTTATTTTTACGGCTAATTATGACGTGCGTAACCACAAGAGCAGAGCCACCGTACATCTTCGTAAAACTATTATTTTTAACATAATGTGTGGCCGCATCAATTTCTTCTTGGTTTTTCCAGTATTCTTCGCGCACTTCCGCTGATGTTAAATGGCCCTGTCTTCCGCCGCCGTCACTATATATACCTTTTCGAAAAGTAATGAGCATTCTAGAGGCGGCTGCTCCCAAATTACCGTTCTTGGCACCTTCCATACCCAAAAAGTCTGTAACCTTACGAGCCCTACCCATATCAACGGTTAGTCTGCTATCCCTCTCGGGACCGAACGTCATGTTTGTCCGTAGTGGCTTATCAGCCGCAATGATTGCCAGCAACCGATGCTGGCCATCATTAACCTCACCTGTGTTGGCGATGATGATGGGTTCGCCGTTTACCGACCACCGCTTGAACTTCAAATCCGCCGCATATTGTCTAACCGTGCTATGGTTGACAAAACGGTTATTAGGGTTCTTTTCGAGAATGTGTTTAGCCATCTCGGGCGTGATCGTGACGATTTCCGAGAATATACCGTGTTGGCTTTTCGCGACGCGCTGTGAAAACCATGATACTGTGTTGTGCATTTTGATACCCTTTCTGTTTGCTATAGACCTATTGCTGACGTCATCTCGCCGTTCCAGAACACGAACGTCAAGTATTTTCTTGTTCCCGCGCGCTTGACACGCTGCGCGCGGGTTTCTTGTTTGTGGCGGATAAAAATCACTGAATGCGTTTTCCCTTGGGCTGAAGCCCAACTGGGGATGACATTGTGACTGCCGGAATAACGCCCGCGCTCAAATGAGCCGCTGCAATTTCAACCTTCAGCGTGTCAAGCGTGGCCCGAGCAAACGAAATGTGTGTTTTTGCTTCCGCTGCGTCGATGTCGCCCTTGTCATACTTTGCCCAAAGCACGAGCAGTTTTGTTCTTAGCTGGCCTGTGTCTTTCATTTAATTTCTCCGTGAATTCTGAGATAAGTTTTTTCGATTCCTTAATGTCTTCGATAATTTCTATATCATGCTTCACCTCCTTTAGTATCTTACTAAGAACTGGCTTACATCGCACGCAGCACCCTAGATATACGTCGCAGGACGATCCGCATGACATACATTCGCCAACTGTTGTTCGAGGGTATGTTACAAAAAATCCAGTTGGTAACACTGGTCCCTTTCGGCCTCGCCTAGACAACCATAGTCTTTCAGGCTGTCTGTAAAACAACACCCTATCCTCAACCCATGTTATTCCTTCTATGTCTCTCAATTCATTGTCCATAGATGTATCTGACCAAATACCCATTTCCCTCCTTCGAATTGCGGCCAAGCATTTGGAAACACGTTCCAGTGGGCTAGAACCCTTACATTCTATTGCCCATGTTTCGTAAATCAGGCCATGGAAGAAAAATTCTTCTTCCATGGTTGGGGCGCAATAAAGAAGACCGTCTTGCTTTGGAGTAAAATAACTTTCTTCATTGTAGCACCAATATGTCATTATTCTTACTCCGACTTTATACCCTTTGCCGGAGCAAACTTGGCCGCGATCTCACGAATATCGTCGTACAGTTCTTCAACGGTTCCGACTGGCGAATCCTTCGACGCAAACTCAGCCCGGAACGCCCGGTAGTTGATGCCGTCGATGTGGCTATCCATGTGCGTCGGGTTCACTGCCAGGCGCGCATCCTTAACGCACTCCAGGATTGTTGCGACAATGTAGGGCGTGATCTGGGCGTTGAGCTTCAACGTCGCAATCGCTGCGGCGCGCGTGAAGGACTCCTCGACGCCGCCGTAGGTCTGCCCACGATCTCCGAGGATCTCGACAGCCTTTTGAATGTACTCTCTATGGTTCATGTTCATTTTCCTATTCTGCCTGATGTCCCTTGACGTGATTGTCTTCGAACACCTTTATCTTCCCGACGTACTGGTGATTGATCGCGGTCTCGCCCACCTTGTAGTAAGAATCCGTCCCGCGCGGAGCGTCTGAATTTCTGTAGTATTCGTCTACAATGATGAAATCCTGCGTTGCCAGGGCGTCCAACAACTTCTGCAAACTTGTAACCGGGTGTTCACAAACAATCTGATGAATGGGATTGTTACGCGACGGCATGTTCATCGTGATGATGAAGCGCATGTTATTTTCCTGTCAAATGAGAGATTGGGTTTTGGTTCATATCTGGTCTAATCCTTTAATCATACGTTTTGCTTCTTCAGCGCAGTAACAGACAAATACCACGTCACCGATTGAAGTCAATTGGCTTCAAGGCTGATAACAATGCTTTCTGCGTTACGTCTTTCGTGGATAACACAGACAGCACCCGCTCGTCGATGGTGTCCTTACACACAATATGAAGGACGCGCACGGGCTTGAGCTGACCCTGCCGGTGTAGCCGCGCATTGAACTGCTGGTAGTACTCCAGGGACCACGTCATCCCAAACCACACGATCAGTGATCCACCGTTCTGTAGGTTCAGGCCATGCCCCGCCGACGCGGGATGAGCTAACATCAGTTTAATCTCACCCCTGTTCCATCGGTCAATGGTCTCCTGCTTTTTATCAAGCAAAACTGCGTGGGAGAACTTCTTTTGTAGCCGTTCAAGATCAAAGCGATAATTATACGCCACGAGCATATTCTCATTTGGATTGTCCTCGATCATCTCTGCGAGCGTGTCGAGCTTTTGCGTATGTATATTGGCCCATGAGCCCTTGTCGTTTGTGTACATACCGCCATTGGAGAATTGCAGGAGCTTGTTGGCAAGTACCGCTGCCGACATTGCCTCAATTTCTTCGCCTGTCTCCAGCTCTGCTAGGAGAGTACGCTCGAAATCCTTGTACTGCGCCATCAGGGGCAGCGGAAGCTCGATCTTCTCCACTAAGTCAATGCGTTCCGGCACGTCGAGATAATCTTCGGCGCTCATGTGTATAACGCTTGGCTCGATCAGCTCGTGAATTTTATCCGCCGATCCTGCCCGAAGCGTGAATTTGTAACCCATATAGTCCTGCTCAAAAAAGCGATGCTTAAAACTTGTCATTGTCCTGCCAAGGGCTTTCCCGAAGTCGATCATGTACATCTGGGACCAGATATCGAGCAGGCTGTTAGGTGACGGCGTGCCGGTCAGCAGCACCATGAATTCCGTCTCCGGCAGAATTTTGCGGATTGCCTTGAATCGTTGGCTGGACGAGTTTTTGAACGAACTTGATTCATCAATTACCAGCATGTCAAATTGCCAATTAGTCCGCTTCTTCTCGACGAGCCACATGATGTTCTCGCGATTGATGACGAACACATCAGCGTCCATTTGCAAAGCTGCCAGCCTTTGCCGTTCAGATCCCGTGCAGATGGATACTCTAAGATTTTGCAGGTGCTTCCACTTACGAGCTTCTTGCTTCCAAACGCTGTTAGCTACACGCAAAGGCGCAATAATCAAAACCTTTCCAATTGAAAAGTCTTCGAACAGGTCGAGGATTGCAGTTAACGTAGAAGTTGTTTTTCCCAAACCCATATCCAAAAAAAGCCCACAACGACGCCTCTTCTTAATGAAGTCAATGGATCGGTTCTGATAGGCGTGTAGGTTTTCACGAGAAAGCACGGGCGTCCTCAATTTTGTTAATAACGTATACGGTACATCCGAGCGCCATGCGGCGTTCGTGATCTCGATCTTGCAATGGCGTCGTCTTTTTACCTGGAGCTTTCAGTTCAACAAACACAATGCGCCCTCCAGGTAATGTGACAAGGCGATCAGGCACGCTGCGGCGGCCCGGCGAGACAAACTTCTCGCACATGCCGCCAAGCTCCTTCACGCGCTTGACAAGCGCCGCCTCAATCGCCTTCTCAAGCATTGACAACACCCATATCCTTCAGCGCCTCTTGCGCCATATTGACGTAACGGGTGATGTCCACATCGTCAGGAAACGTATCCGGTAATGTCATCAGCGGCATGGCTCCGTCAGATCTGGGCACCTTGTTCCGGTTCTTGGCGTAACAGATATTCTCGTCTACACTGACGCCCGTGGAGTAGTAGAAGCGCACTGCCTTACCCAGATAATTATCTCTCCATTGCGCGCCTCCGTCAACACGACGAACAGTAACAAACTTCCGTATGTCCCGGCATGCGCGGATCGTCTCAATGATCGACGCACCCTTGCTCAGGTAGTCGGCGGCGGCATCGGTCACAACAGTAAACTCGGGGTTTTTGGCCAGTGTCGGCTCCGAGAACGCACCCTTACGTTTGGTCTTTCCATCAAGCTTCACGGCAATGTAACTGTTCACATCACGCGAGTGAATTGAATGATAATCTGCGCGCGACAATGAAAAAGATGTCTCAAGCATCCAATCAAACGTAATCTCATCAATGGTATTCTCGCTGAGTTTGTAGGTCAACACAACAATGCCGTCAGTGTTGGCGCTGACAATCCTCATCCCGGCCTTGTGTAGCCGCTCGATCAACATCAGCAGGCAGAGCTGCCCGGTGATTGTCGTCTGGATCAGCAACTCCGGCGCGTACAGGGCGCTGTACATACTCCCCAGCTTCCCGAATGATCCGTTAACACAAATTTTAAGTGTGTCGGCCTCCAACTTGTTGCCGGTCTTCTTGGCCTGCAGGCGGCGCGTCACAATGCTCTGGTACACGCGCAGGAAGTCGTCGCCCATACTCTCCGGCGACAGCTTCAGCTTCAGGATGATGCTGGGGTAGTAACTGTCGACATCGAGGTCCATCAGCACATGGCCTTCGCCAGCTACGACGCTCTGGGACTTCTCGCACGAGTGCAGGCCGCCTACCCCCATCTGATACTCTGCCGTGCCGATCACTATCTTGGTCTTCTTCAGCCAGTCCGGCATCTGCACAGCGCCGTTGGACCCAACCGGAAAGCCCGTCTTCAGAATCCGCGCGTAGATGTCTTGCAGGGCTGGTGTCTCGAAGCTGACAATCTTCGGGTCAACGTACCGGCACACATGCCCAATCTCAACTTTCCTAGGCCTGTAGCTCTTCCCCGTCAGCTCCTCAAGCTCATGCTTGATAACAGCCTCGGCGATCTGCGCGTCGGACTTCGAGCGCAGGTCAATTCCCCCGTACTGCGCTCCGATCTCAGAGCGGAGCTTAATGGCAGGCTCCAGCTCCCGGTATAGTTGCTCAGTCGTGTCCAGATCATTCCGGCAGTATACCTCCAGCTCTAACCGCTGCGCTGGCGAGATCAGGTCGTCTGGCGCAATCGGCAGATCCTGCATCTTCTGCGCGCCGAGACGCCCGCCGTAGATCTTCAGGCTGGCTTTACCGGGCGCAACCTCGATGACGTCGACGTGGTCCCAATGCGGTATACGCACCCGGAAGCTCTGCGCGACTTTCCACGCCGGTAAATTGCTCTTGATGATCGCGTCGGAAATCTCCTTCAGCTTAACCGGAGCGGCTCCGGCCAATGCCGCAGAGATAATAATGAGGTCGTAGCTGTTACCATTAAAGCTGATCGTCGTAGCGGTCGACATCAGCTCCTTGACGCGCTTGATGTTCAGCTCTTTTTGCTCATACATCTCAAACGCGGCGTACTTACCGGTCTCAATGTCTTTGAACATCAACAGAAAATAGTTCGAGTAAACTTCGCAGTCCAGAACGAGCATGAGGGGTGTCCTCTATAGATATAGGTAAAGACGGGCCGCCCGAAGGCGACCCGCTACGCAAAACTAACTCAACTGGATCACAGAAAGTCGGCTTCCTCTTCGCTGAATGCGTCGAAGTCGTCAACGGATGCCTTCTCACCATCCGCAAACGGCTCGTCATCCTTCAGGAACTGGACGCCCAGCAGGTTCGCGTTAACACGCTTACCGTAGCTGTTATTCTGCGCCCACAGCTCGATCACAGCGTTTACACGGCAGCCCGCGTAAATCTTGTTATCGTCCTGCGTCAGAGGTGTCTTGTCACGATCAACAACCATCACACGCTTGTTAGAGCTGGCCTTGAGCGACATCGTACCGGCGTAACCGGCGTATTCAATCGTATCCCCATCCTTGAAACAAATCTTGTCGGGCGGGAGCTTACTGCCCTTCAGAGCGTCCTTGATGAGTTCGTTGATAGCCGCCTTGATCTCAGCAATCTTGGCGTGGCCTTCCTTCTTGTCGATCAGGAAGGTTCCTTCATACTTTGTCTCTTCGCCGTTAAAAACGGCTTTCTGAAACAATGAAGGGAAGGAAATACGGACGTTTTGCAACTTGATCTTAGCCATTGTGTTTGCCTTTTAGGGTTTCAGGTTTCTACGTTAGTACACGCCAGTCTATGACGCTCACGCACGCTACTCGCCGATTCTCCTTTAGTCAACTTCTGCGTCGAACTTGTCAAAGTCCCCCGCCTCTGCCGTCACCGCCGGTCGGGGGTCGCTTTCCACTGCCAGTGTCGGCGCACCGCGCGGCTTGACGACGTATTCTTCAATCTCCTCCTTGCGTTTTTTACCGAGCGCCTTCTCGGCCTGTGCCGGACTGACGATTTTCTTGATATATGCCTTATCTCCGAGCATGTTCACAAGCACATCGAGCATGATTTTCTCGTCGGCCCACTTTCGCATGGACCGGCCCTCGACGAGCTTGAAGCCGGGGAAACCAACCCCCTCCACAATCCTCTCTTTAATAAGGCTCTCGACCGCCGACAGCCACGCCTCGATCAGGGGCTTGGCCTCCAGCGCAACCCGCAACTGGTCGTCGGTCAGCTTGTTGGGCGGCGGCAAGTCGTCCAACTGGTCAAAGTCCGCCATGATGGCGTCCTGCGTCATGCCCAGCAGGGCCGGGCATGTGGCCTTTGCCTTACACCACCGGCATTGCTTCTCACCCGGCACCCGTTTAGCGTTTGAATCCTGAGTAGCAAGCGCCGCCTGCCGCGCAACCACACCCCATTTCAGCAAATCCTCGATTGGCAATTCCCACTCGCTGATATTATCCATACGGGGCTGGACAATACTGATCTTCACCGTCTTCAGGTCGAACAGAAACTCATACTCACTGAACGCCCCCAGTGCGTACAACATGGCCTGCGGATTGTTAGGGGCGTCAACCCAGACGCCCTTCCCGAACTTCAGGTCGACAATGTGTATTGTGTCGTCCTTGATGCAGATCGCATCAGCCGTCCCGAACCCATCCTCTACCCAATCTCCGAACGACACCCTCTTCTCGATCACCCGCAGGTCGTGCGGAATGGCCCGCACGTAATCCACGTATACTTGCAGCGGCTCGGTCAAGTCAGCCCTGTCCCAGACAGTCGAGCAGTCCCAGCCGCCCGTCAGGGCTTTCTCGGCTACGTCATGGGCCTGCGTCCCCTCCTCGGCAAAGGGGCTGCTGCTGTCCGGCAGCCCCTCTTCGGCCTTGACACTGCCGGGACAAGCCATCCATCTGTGCGCCCCGGAGGCGCTGAGTTTTGCGTGTACGGTCATTACGACGCCTCCCCATTCTTGGCGATATCATAAACAACGCTCGTCAAAGCAGCGTGAACTTCCCGGTAATGTTTCGGGTCCAGTTGCGTGATGGTCTTCGCCCCGTGTTTACCGAGAATGGCCACGATATGAACACGGGCGTTTGAGTCTGCCCGAGAAATCTCCAGTGCGACCGTCTTCAGATCCTCGGCAGTCACCTCAGACTTGATTGACGGTGGTGAATCCGGCGGGTCGTATGTTGTAGGGGTTGCCGCTGGTGCGGCTTTTGTGGCAGCCTTCACACCTGCTTTTTTATTCACAGGTTTTTCAGGGATCGCCGGAACCTCGTCAGCCTTCAGCTCCGGTTCCGTTTGTACACTGCAACGAACACCTTCGTTGCATACTTTATTGCCGCTCTGGATTGCAGTGGTCAGGGCCGTAATGGCAGCGGTCAGTTTCTGAATTTCAAGTTCGAGCATTTTAGGTTTTCCTTGTTGCTAAGAACGCCTTGATACGATACGCTTCAATTTGTGTCAACATCTAAAAAAGGAAAACGGGCAATGCTCACCAGCACAAAAGTCGGAAAAGCACTGGGTTTGACCAAGGCGACAATATGTACCTTAGCTCGATCAGGGCGCATTCCGTACATTGAGCTTCCATCAGGGCATCGGCGCTTTGACCTTAATGCTGTCCGGGCGTCCCTGTCGACAGACGCTTTGGCCTCGACATTCCTGTATCCGATTACAGGAGACGTTGACGGGGAGCGTAAGCGGATCTTGTTTTTGGAGTGGAGGGCCAAGCGCCGGGAAATTGAAAAGAACCCTCTTCCCGAGTTTGAACGCATAAATTTTGAGGAGTATGAACAGGCTTTTAACAAACGTGCCGCAGAACTTGGTAAACTTGACGATGAATTCGAGAAGGTTACCGGCACTCCTTTTCCTATCATTATCCCTGTTGAGAAGGTGTCAAAATGATGAGCATCAAATTCACCTATTGCAAAAACTTCGCTTCGGCGGAGACAATGGAGACCGAGTGGGAGAAGTTTGCCGGAACTCTCAGCACGTTCAAGGCTTATCCTAACAAGGACGCCAGTATCCGGCGCTCGGCGTTTGTGGGTGGCGTCAGGGCCGATGAGGACAAGGGCCGCGCAGACGGCAATATTGTCGCCCGTACGGTCGCCACGCTCGACTTCGACGCACCGCAGGGTTCGCTGATCGACATCGAGTTCCAGCTCGGGATGATGCTGTCCTGCGCGTTCGTGGCGTATTCGACCTTCAGGCACACGCCTGAGACGCCGCGCTTTCGGCTGTGTATTCCACTCAGTCGCCCGGTCAATGAGGCCGAGTACAAGGCCATCGTTCAGCAGATCGTCGACACGGTCGGTCTCGGGCCGGTGGACCATTGCAGCTTCGTCATGTCCCAGCTCATGTTCCTTCCCAGTAACCGGGATGGCGTAACGCCTTGGTCCCTGCGGCAGGACGCTGCTCCGTGGGAAGTCGGGGGAACCGAAATCGGCATTTCGGTTCGGAATGAGAATACTATGTCCGGCGTCTCCGGCACCGGCATTGGCGACGATGGTGCCGATGATCTCCTGCTCGCCGTAGTTAACCAGCCGCTCGACATGACCCGTGAAGAGGTCATCGGTTTGCTCGAAAACTATCCGGCAGAGGGCAAGGACTACGATGAGTGGCTGGGCGTCGGCATGGCGCTCTGGCACCAGTTCGGCGGGTCTGAGCAAGGGTATGCAATGTGGGAGGCGTGGAGCGAGCGTAGCGCCAAACACGACGACCGACATATGTCCGTCAAGTGGCGCTCGTTCGACAGTAGTCGCTCGTCCAGACCAAAGACCCTGGCGTCGATCATCAAGTTGGTCGGTGGCCGGAGGGCCGTGGCCGAGATCGCCCCATCCGGCAACACGTTCGCGGCGCTCAAGGCCGAGGCAACCGGCCTGACGTCGTTCGAGGAGTACACCAGCTTTCGTAACAAGGTGCAGCGCCTCGACAACCTTCGCCTGCCGCCCGACACCCGGTCAATGCTCGCCAGCATCTCGCATGAAGTATTCGCCAAGGCTGCAGGCATAGGCCTGCGCGAGATCAAGACATCGTTCAAACCCATCAGGGGGAAGGGGAAAGATAATGGTAATGGTGAGACTGAGGGTTTTTTTGGCGGTGACGCCAAGGTGCCTGAGTGGGCGAAGGACTACGTCTACTGTGCCGGTGAATACACCTTCGAACGCATATCGACCCGCCACTCGCTCAAGCCCGCCGCATTCCAGTTATGCTTTGCCGGTGAAAATGAGGTTCTTGACTCTGAAATGGACGCCGTCACCTACATCACAAAAAACAAGCTGATCGAAACCGTCGACGCCAAGATGTACTGGCCGGGCTTTGCCCAGATTTTTACGGTATCCCGCACAGGCCTGTCCTACCTGAATACATACGAGAAGGATGGCGTCGAGCCCTGCGAGGCGCTGGACGACGAAGGTAGAGACGTCATCGACCGCTTCATGAGGCATCTGGCCATGGCGGTGGCTCTGGAGGCCGAGCGCCAGATCATTCTCGACTTCATGGCCTTCGTCTATCAGAACCCTGGTAAGCGGGTCCACTGGGCGCTGCTGATCAAGGGAATTGAAGGTAACGGCAAAAGCTACTTTTTCAACATCATGCAGCGCCTGATGGGGCGGCAGACCAGTGTGGTGACGACACTCGCCATCGAGTCGAACTTTACCAGTTGGGCCGAGGGGTCCATTCTGGCCTGCGTAGAGGAGATATACATTCAGGGCGTGAACAAGTACGTGATCCTGAACAAGATGAAGCCCATGCTCACCGATGACCAGATCGCGGTCTTGTCCAAGAACAAGAATGAGCGCACCGTCCCAAATTTCACGTCGTACATGATGTTTACCAACCACGCCGACGCCATCCCAGTAGGCGACAACGACCGGCGCTATTGCGTGATCTCCACCCGGCAAACTCGCAAGGAAGACCTCTTCAACGAACTTGGCGGCGGCGACGGCGTCAGGAACTATTTCGACAGGCTCTTCGATGACCTGAAGCGTCGACCGGACGCATTCGCCCGGTTTTTCACAGACTTTGAGATTTCAGCAGATTTCTCTGCGGCTGGGCGGGCACCGGAAACCGAGGGCCTTGCGGATATGAAGTCGATGCACGTTTACGACGACCGGGACAATATTGAAACCGCAATCGAGAAGTATGCCAGAGAGGATGTCGTCAGTCGGGACATCGTCGATGTCACATATTTGAGCCGAATGGCCCTGTTGGACGGAGCCGATATACCTAAGACCTCGCGCCTCGCGCATATCCTGAGCGACATGGGATTGGTCCAGATCGAGGGCCGCAAATGCAAGATCAACAAAGCCGAGAACAACCACATTATCTGGTACAGGCGGGGGGCGATCTCCTCCTCGGGCGAGGCAATGACGAGCGACTTGGTGAAGAAGTTGGTGAGGTCGGCATTCAACAATGACAAAGATTTCGACCAAGCGCCCTTTTGACCACGGGTTGACCGGGTGAGGGGCACAATGTTGTGCCCCTCTTCAAACTGTGCCCCTCAACTGTGCCCTTCAAAAAACCATTGATTTTATTACTCTTTCTCTCTTTAAGGGTTTAAAGGGCAGAATAAGTAAGAAAATATCACTAATATGAAATTATAATTAAAAAATAGAAAAAAAAAAAAAGAAAATTCCACACAGTGTAAGTTCTGTATAGGGAGATGAAAACGACTGTGCCCACTGCCCCTC